ACCTTCATAGTCTGCATTCCTGTTTACCTGGTTAAATAATATATTACCCTGATCAATAGTCACGGTTCTGAAAGCGAATTCAGATTGATTTAAATACGTTGTCATTACATTAGACGTTGGTTCTACAGTTTCTTTATTAGTTGCAGGACTCAAAGTAACTTCAGCTTGTGCGCTACCTGCTGATGCACCTAACGCTGCTGTGCCCGCAGTACCAGCAGTGCTCGCATTTCCTGATAAGTTGCCATTGAATGTTGGTGCTTCCATTCCTACACTAGCATGTACACTATTAGATGCATGCATAGAAGTAGAATTTACACGATCACTGTGTGTAGTGTTTGCGTATATTACCATGCCGTCACCACCCATAGTTCCATTCTCACCAATCACTGTCATGTCACTTGCTGCAATATTCATATTAGGTGCAGTGATAACAGTTTCCACTTGTGACGTTTGTCTCATAGTTCCCTTAGATAAAAACTCTGCAGAATCACCATATAAATGCGAAGTAGTGCCTTTTATAAACTCATTGTTATCACCGTGTGTAAGTCTCGTTTCATTTTTTATAATCTGCTTATATACATTTCCACCGATCAACGATTGTACATTCTTACCTATGTCCTGTCTGTAACCACCTTTTATATCTTCTTCATGATCACCAAACACATCAACGTTAAAGCTACCGCCGACACTTAAATCGTAGTCACCGTCGACCCTCATCTTTACATTACCATGATATGTTATATCTCCATCACCTTCAATAATAATTTTTTCATCACCGGCACCAATACGTACAGTATTCTTTGTACTGTAAATAAGTATCGTACCATCAGGTTGCATCTCAATACCGGTGCCTTTTCGATGTTTAAAAAGTATACGTTCACGTCCTGGTGTATCATCATACTCTTGTACATGACCTGATACTGTTCTACGAACTTGGTTGTATGGATACT